TTACCTGCTGTAACTTCTTCACCATTTTTATTCATGTAAGTACTGTACTGTTGCTTACCTTCAACATAAACTAATGTACCTGCTTTACCTTTTTCTTCTAGTTGTTTACCAACATAGTCATTAAAGCAAGTAACATTATGCCAGGTTGTTTCTTCTTCATTCTTTGAAGAGATCCATTCATTAGTAGCAATACTAAATCTCCAATACTTGTTACCATTTTTAGATTCCATAGTCTCAGCATCTCTGCCTAGTCTACCTATTAAAGTTATTTTGTTATACATTATCCTATGCTCCTTGTGTGATTTGCTTTAATTAATTCATACTTAGTCTTAGCTTCTTTATACAGCTCTGGGTTTTCTTTCTTAGCTATAACCATAGCTCCTTGATACTTCTTAACTATACTGTTGAACTCAGTATATGATTGTGTATGATCCATCTCAGTTATAAACATTTGTATAGTAGGTTCAGCAGCAATTACTTTTTTCTCTGCTGTTTTAGGTTTACTTGATGGTTCTTTATCATCTATTTCATTCTCTGAATATACAAAGCCATGTAAGTTAGCAAGTTTCAAGATACATCTATCAACTGCTCTCTTCTCTGCCATTGCATATGGATAAGCGTTCTTGTTATTCTTAGGACTACACTCGCCATAGGATATAACTTGTCTATCTTTGATAGAAGCTACACACTTCATGCTTACAATACCTTTCTCTGCATTGGCCTCAACTACATCTAAACTATCTATGCTAACATTGAGTTTAGCTCCAATAATTTCTATGTACTTGTGCAACACAACAGGTGTACCATGACAATCCCATGTGGCTTCACTACCATTTATGTTTAACTCTTTAAATATTTTGACTGCTTCGTCAGGTATATTCATCTTACTCATATAATCTCCATGCAGTATTAGCTGCTGTTGGTTCTTTGTCTTTTACCACCATATCCCAAAACCTTTCTTGCCTATAGTGTAGGATATCTTGGTACTCTTTATGTGATGGGATAGCACAATACTCCCACCTAGCATTACCAAACAATACTGATAAGTAACACACATCAAGCTGTGCTAACATCAAGTAGTGTTGGATCTGCGCATAGTATCTAACCTTTACATGCTCTAACTTATTGTAATGGTTAGTGTGCTTACACTCTATGATAGCTCGTTCAGTTGGACACCAGCCATCAAAGTGTGCCATACGAAACTCTTCCATAATAAATTCCATAGGATAAGTCTCGGTGTAAATACCAGTTTGTTTGGTAAACCACTTTAGATTAAACTCCTCAGTCAATGTACCTATTTGTACTGGCAATACATTTGATAGGTCTGGTCCAGGCTTACGTTGAGTCTTTAACTCCCATAGCTCATGGATTGGTGTAACATTCGTCTGCATTAATGCATGTGAATCTGATCCACCCAAACCTTTATGTCGGTCTATATCTATATATTTGACTACACTCATGATGGTATTTTATATGATGTTTGTTCTAATTGTAAAGCCCAAGCTGCTGAGTTATCAAGGTCGTGGACAAATCGCTGACATTTTTCTAACTCATTATCAAGGTAAGTAATAAACTCAGTAGGCAATGGCAATCTAGGATACTTGTAGGTTGCACATATGTGTAGAGTTACATAAGGAAATAATCCGCCTGGATATTTTTTGAGTAACTCCCAATATGTTTTAAGGCCTAGCTCTTCTGGTGCTGAGCAACTAAAAGTAGAGCATATAGTTTCAAGCATAACCTGTACATCTGATAATCTACATGGTTCTAATAGCTCTTTACATTTGGTTGATGCAGCAATTAAATTACTTGTCTTTACTTTTTCTTTCAAGAAATTTACTCGATACATTTGACATATCAAGGATTCGTCTACGGCGTTCTCGAACAAAGGTGGGAGATGTCTTATCATGTGCTTGATATGCTCCACTTGACTCTCTCCTAAACTCGACTGACCTTCGTACCCAAAGCTTGAACATGCTTTCCCAGTTGTTTGCTGTTCGACCTTTTGCTGTGTAGTAGTCGATGAACTTTTCTTTTTCTCTGTCATAATCTACATCCTGTTGTTGTGTCCAAGCTATCACATCTTCTGATGCTTCAAAGTCTACTGGACATTCGGTTTCATAATCTTTAATTACAATGTCTACCTCTAATGCGTTAGCCCACGCTAATAGATTCATACCATTAGGACATTTCTTAAAGCGTTCCCAATCTCCTACTGAACTATCAGCTACACCAATCATTTGCGATACTGCCATTGTGTCTACTCTATATTTTTTTCTCTTGGCTATAAGAGCGTATACCAATTCCTTGTATGTCATTGCGTGATGACCACATACCATGCAATACCTAACAATATAAATGCTAAGTACCAACCTATATTATCTTTCATCTTCTGTATCCCTCAAAAATTGATCCTCATCTTGTATACATTCAGCAGCTTGAACAATAATTGCACTATCAATTTCTTTATAGATTTGCATATCATTATCTATACACCAGTTACGAAACTCTATAACTGATTGAGATGTCTCAAGCTCTACTACTTTTTCCATTAGTCTATCTTTATTCATCTTCACTCCATATTAAATGATAGACGGTATACCTCATACCATCTTTGTTAGTTACCCATTCACTAGCAATAGAGTAACCACGACATCTCATCTTCCAAATAATATCTGACAATCTGGTTGCTCTAAATTTTTCTATCGCCTCCCAACTAGTAATCTTCTTACGCTTTAGTAAATGTTTTCTTACCAACTCATACTTATTTACTTTGCGTATTGGACCTGTACCTTTCATATTTTCTCCTATCCTTTTATGGATGAGTCTATGTTTAAAGATTGCATTATCAATTCAAATGTTCCAGGCTCTTTGTCTTTACATCTTTCTTTGAGCCTTGCTTCAAATGCTGCTGATACATTAAGTAATTCATCATGAGGTATTGAATCAATGACTTGTTTAACACAATGATCATGATTGTATTTATGCAATTTTTTTTGAGCTATTGCATAGTCAGTAACAAAGTTCATAAATATATCATTTTGTTTATGTAAGTCTTTGTATTTCTTAACATCTTTTTGAAGTATATCAATTTCATCAAGTAATCGATTTACATCATTTGCCTTTACTTTCATAGTAGTATCCTCGCTACAAGTTCTAACATTAATATTATAGTGCATACCACAACAGCAGGTAGCACCAACCAGACTAGAAATATTTCTAGCTTTTTACAAAAATCATTTAGCATTTTGTTCCCACTCATATTCAGTTGCTATCATAGCAATAGTTTCCAAATGATTTTGTTTGACTGCATCATCTACATTAAACAATTCACTTGTATCTAAATTAACACCAATCTCAACCAATGTGTTTAGTGTATGTAATGTACTTTCATACCTACCTTCCCAATAGTCTGGTCTATCTTCAAACTTTTTAAGATATATTTCTGTCATTTTCATACCTCTCTATGTTGTGTTTAATTTTTTCTATCACTTGTCCTAATTTTTTAGATGCGTGATAGCACTCAGTCATAAGAGCAATGTACTCTTGATCGTATTCCGTTACATTTTTTTCATCGAGATTGTCCATAAACTTTGCAGCAGTTTCTGTATTGGTACTGATAAGTTGTACCAACCATACTTGTTCTTCCATTGTTAAACATAATTCAGACATTGCGTTCTCCCATTCGTAATGAAGTCATATACTTTTCAGCCATACGCATAGCTGTTTTGTATACCACTTGTTTAAATATACCAGGACTAATATAGTCTGGTCTTTCTACCTTTGATAACTTAGCAAGATATTTTTGATAAGCATCTTCCTTTCGTTGTTTATATCTTCGTTGCCATCCTTCCATTCTTACTCTTCTTCCTCCCAATAATTTTGATGTACAAATTTACTGCCAAATTGTCTAATGTATTCTTTGAATTCCTCTGATTCTACCTCAGTCATATAGATATTAATTGTTAATATATGTTCATCAGTACGATGAATAACTTCCATATCATCTGCCTTATTATCAGATAATAATCTTGGTGCTGAGTCTATAAACTCATGTATACTCCAGGCTGTCTCTTCTGCTTCTCTTCGTTCTTGATTAAGCTCAGCTTCTTGCTGATCTATGTTGTCCATATATCTATCTAAGTCTTGCATTGCTGAATCATTACTCATCATTTTCCTCCAGTTTGTATGTCCATTCTGTTGTGTCATGGT